ACAGTGAAGTAGCTGTTACTGCTCCTACAATAGTAGGTGCAGCTGTAGTCAAAGTAGCAGGGGCTGCAGTAACATCTACTATGAAAAACTCACTATAATTTGTGGTACCATTGCCAACTTGTTGCGTTGCTGTAGGCCACCCACTAACGTTTGTACCGTGAAAGAGTACAATTGAGCAGTTAGTTGTGGCTGTTGTAGCAGACGCAGTGAACGTAGTGGCACATATGGCTCTATAGTTCACTGTGTATCTACCAACGGCCGGGATAGTCAATACATTACCTGTTGCAGTAGCAGCAAGCGTATTTGTTGTCCCGTCCGCAGTTGTAACTCCGTAGTGAGCAGAAGTTGTAACTGGAGTTGGTATGAGGGCACTACACAACAAGTTGGCGCCAATGGGTGTTGGTATTTTAGGCTTCTTAAGGATAACATGGTACGAAACCCATAATTCTCCTATGACAGCGGCAGCCTGCATGCCAGAAGTGGCAAAAGTGAAGGTACCGTGGTCGTAAAACCTAATATCAGTGTTGGTGGGATTGGTAGAAGCTCTAACATAGAGAGCGTCCATTACATTCTGTGATGGATCGCACTCAACCGGGTGGAGAATACTCTCACTAGGTTTAGTGCTAGAGGCAAATTGGTACGCCTCCATCTGTTGCTTACTTGTGAACGCACTATCAGCTGGGTCATAGGTAGTGGCCATTATGACCGTACCTAGGGCTGTGTTAGTGCTATTAAGAGCATCAGCAGAGGTCGATTTAAACTCAAAAATCAACCCCTTCAACTCATAAACTTCAAAGTTGGATGCAATCAGAGATAGGAATGGAAATGACGCTGCTAGGCCGGGATTAATAGCAATGGTCTGTTGAACTGTGAAAGCGGTAGAACCGCTCAGATCAGTAAGAAATTCTCTCTTACACAATGATATAGAACCATCACCATTATCTCTAAAGGTGGGAGGTCCAGCATCTGATAGGAGGGAATTGGAGTTAACTTTGTAACCCCCCATCCCTGTAATTCGACCCAGCCAGCTACCAGCTGATTTGCCAAGCATGGCTCCAGCGGGACCGCCAAAGAAACCCCCAGCAGTGGCTCCAAGGTTGCCCAATAAACCAGGAGCATATCCCCGTGGTTTTTGAGTACGCTTGGCAACTTGCTTGGGTTGAGCTTTGGCGTTTTTCTTACTTTTCTTTTGAAATTGTACTTTC